GCCGCCGTTGATGGTGGCCACGCCAACAATCTTGCGCGCCGCTTCCGCCAGGGTCGGCGGCACAACGAGCAGATCGCCTTTGATGTTCAGCGGGCGACCGCCATCAGCCACCATGTTGCGCAGCAGCGTATAGGCTTCCTGGTAGTTCTCCGCCGTCAACGGCTTAGTGGACTTGACGCAGAACTGCCAGAAACCGAAGCCCACGGCCGACCGAGCACGCACGCCATACAGGAACTCATCGTTCATGAAGACATGATCGCTGGTGTCGTCACTGGTTTTGGCCTTGAGGTCGGGCTTGATGCGCTCCTGGAAAATCAGCGGCTTCAATGCGCGCTTGGTACACATCAGATACCACGGGGCCGGACTGGCCGGGTCGGTGCCTGCCGGTTTCAGCAGGTTGCTGACCGGGGTGATCGTGCCGGTGCCGTCCACGTTCGCCGCAACGGGGTGCTCGGTATCAAAGAAGTTTTGGCCGTCGTAACAGAGCGAGGTCTCACCGGCCTTGAGCAGCGCAAAGATATGCTCATCCGGGTAAACCCCTGCTGACCGGCCGGCTTCGGTCATCACAGGCAGATAGACGCCAACGCTGTCATCTTCAATCGCCGTGCGAGGCACACCCACGGTGGCTTCATACAGCTTGTTGGTGATGCCGTAACCGTCGGTTTTCATGTCCTTGATGATGCGAGCGCCGACCCATTCACGCATTTGCGGGAATTGACCTAACCAGGCGTAAATGTTGGTTGCCGTGGTCGATTTGATGACCGTGGCGATTTTGGTGTAGTCAGAATCGGCGACTTTCAGGCCGTCCTGGAATGCCTTGTTAAAGCTGACAAAAAGCGATTTCACCAGCGCAGGAGTGACGATAGCCATTATTGCATTTCCTTCTTGGCGGCGGCGTATTCAGCCGGGGTGAGGCCAGTCAACGCAGCAACTTCAAGCTCAGTTGCGGTTAACCCGTGAGTTTCGCCGGCAGGCGGTTTACCACCAGACTGTTGAGTGGTCAGTGCCGCGATCGGCGCAGCCGCATTGATGTAGTTGCGCAGAGCGGCAATGTCTTTCTTGCCCATATCGCGCGCCCATTCTTCCATGGTCGGCAGCAGCTTCCCGGAGGACAGCGCCTCGGTGATCAAGCCGTCCAGGTCGCCGCCATCAACGCGCGCGGTCAGCGCGGCTAACTGGGTGGTCAGGTCGTTGACCACTGCGATCGGCACATACTTGGTCGGATCAACAGTGGTGCCTTTGTTGGCGGTGGCGGCGACCGTCAGCGCGGCGATTTTGTCGTCCTTGCCTTTGACCGACGCCGACAGGGCGGTAAACATCGCCAACAACTTACTGAGGCTTGCGGCGGCCGCATCACCTTCATTTTCTTTCGGCATATCGCCGGCCGCCTGCTGCAGCGCGGCCAGGATATCGGCCTCGGTTGCATCATCGGCAAGGCCAAGCAGCTTGCGCAGCAGCTTTAACAGCTCTTCGTTCATGGTCTTCTCCGGGGAGGGTTGAGTTGATGCCTGCACGATGAGACGAGAGGCGGCCGCCAGGACAACTTGGTTCATGCCGTCCAGGGCGGGGTTGTTGGTGAGCGCTGCATTCAACACCTGCAGCACCGCACCGGTTTTCTTGTCGTAGGCAAAGACGGGGCTGATATAGCGATACTCACCGCCGGCAATCATTTTGCGGGCGGCTTCCGTCCATTCGACGTTCTGGGCGAACATGCCCGCATCCGTCCAGACGGTATCGGTGCCTTTCCACCAACCGGCAGCGGGTGCCGGTTGACCGTTGCTTTCAGTCCGCAGGGTCTGGTGTTCGTAGTCGATGACGATTTTATTTTGGCGTGACGACAGGTGCTCGATGACCTGGCGCGCCAGGCTCTCGTTGAGTACCCAGTTGGCACATTCTGCGGGGCGGCCATCATTTGCGCGGAACTCGCCGGCCGGGAACAACTGGATCGTGTTTCCGGTCAGGTTCAGCTCAAAGGCCAGGGATGCGACAGCAACGTTTCGTTTCATGCTGCCAATGTAACGGGATGGGAAAAACGGATTCAGGGGACGGGGTTCGTCACACTGTTTTTGAAGGGGAAAAGCGGTCTAAGCATCATACACCAATGCAACCCTTTTTAGACCCCTTTTAAAAACCTTCTGGCGCTGTTAGGGAATTTTTTGCGAGCCGTTGCACCTCAATCAGTGAACGGCCCGCAAAAAGCCGCTGAGGCGTTTTTAGCGGGACTTCATAAAGGCATCATTCAGCACGCCCATCACCGCTTCAAAGGCCGGCTTGTTGAGCTGCTGATTATCGGTCACCGGCAGGAACGGACGCGGACGGATCACGATGCTGTAATTGACGGCGCGCGCGACGGCTTGCTTGTGGCTGCGCCTGGCGAACGTCGCCAGGTTGCCGCGCTTCATCAGATTACCCTGGCGGTCAGTGCGCAGCCGCACCTGGCCCTGGCGTTTGATGGTGCCGCCCAGGTGCTGAATGGCGGCGTAGACCAGGTTAGAGCCAATCTGCGCAAAGTCGTCACCGGAGGCCGGCGTGACCGATGCCGCCAGGCGGCCGGTCACCTGCAGGATTTTCCCCGGCCAGTGGCCGGCGCGGGAACGTGAGCGGATTGTGCTGGGCTTGAGTGAGGGCCAGCTGTTGGCCGGAAAACCCTGCTGCTCGAACATTGCCATGCTTTGAGCATGGAGCGTTTCGGCAATCTGCAGCATCAGCGGCCGGGGCTTATCGACCACCTGCAGCAGCTGCTGCAGACGTTGGCTTACCGCTTTGTCATCGACGGTGACTTTGATATTGGCCATCAGCGTGCATCCTTCAAGACCGTGCCACGGCGGATTGTGGCATCGAGGGTTGACGCCTTCACAGGCGCAAAGGTGTTGACCACCAGACCCACGTCCAGCGTCGCCAGCCACCATTGCCCCTCATCGAGCTGGCGGAACAGGTGCAACAGCTCGCCGGCACGCACCGCGACGGTGGATGACTCGATAACCGTCTGCACGCTGGCCCATTGCTGCTGAGTCGGCAACGTGCCAGCACCGGCCTGGGCGGCAAGCTTGTGCTCCGCCAGCCAGGCGGTACGGCCGGCGGTGCCCAGCGTCACCATCTCGCCGGCATCCAGCACGCCGGCGGCCAGTATCTCGCCGGTGCGGTTGCCCTGGGCGACATCGCTCAGCATGTGAGTCAACTCCGGGCCGGCCAATCCCGCGCTGACATAGGGGCGCGACAACTCCACATCGTACTTGTCCAGGTTGGCTTTCCACACCTCTTTGCCGGGGTTGATATCAAAGCCCACGTCCGGGAAGAAAGTCACCGCCTGGCCGTCCGGGCCACTGAACCGCACGCCATTCACCGGGGTGAAGGTTGGGCGCCCGTTCTCGTCCTCGCCGGTCATCACCTGCTGGACAACTTCACTGTCGGTGCGCGAAATCACATAACCCCATTGCTTCACTTCTCGCTCAGTCAGCGCTTCAACGCGGCAGCGGCATTTAAAGCCGTTCGGCGGGAATATAAATTTCCAAATCGGATCGAGGTAATGGAAGACGCGGTTATGCAGCCGGGCATGGCTGGGACGGGTCTTCGCATCCATCACCGCCACATACCGCCAATAGGGGCGGTATTCGGCGTTGGCCAGCATGGACTCATGGCGCGCCGACATGTAGGCCGCCTGGGTGTTGGTGCGGTAGATGGTATTGAGCCGGGCCGGGTTGCCGAGCTGGCGCGTGGTGATTTCGCCGGTATCGGTGTCGATATTTTCCTCGCTGCCCCACCAACCCTTTTTACGTAGTACCGGCTCCAGATTCTTAACGAACCACTCCGGCGTCTGGCCGGCGGCCAGGCCTTCGCGTAACCCGTTCACCAAATCCTGGGCAATATCCAGGCGGGCCAGATTAGCAAAGCCGAATGCGTGCGCATGATCCACTGCTTGCATGGCGTCGGCATCAGTTCGGATGCGTAGCCCCTTGTTCTCCAGGTAACGCAGCGCGGCTTCCGGCTTCATGCCGAACAGCGCGCTGATTTCTGCCTTTGATATTGGCATTACTGCCCCTCCTGCTGGGCATACAGGCCAATCAGGCGCGCGATGGTCTGCGTATCACCGAGGTTAGCCTGCAGTAAGGTCGGATCGAGTTGAGGGAACGCATCAGCCAGCGCACCCAGCAGGCTTTGCTCGTCCAATTCCCCGGACAACGCAGCGATAGCCGGCTGCAACATGGCAATCAGCCCCTCAGCGGGTTTATTGCCGCTTAACAGTGCCGTTAATGCCTCATCAATCCCGGTTTGCGTGTCATCCGCACCGGGTTTGCGGGTCAAGGCGGCCACTAACGCGGCAATGACCTGGGAATTATAACTGCGTGCCGGCGTCGGCGCTGCCGGCGCGCCCAAATTAACCTGCACGGTGCGACTTGCCCCGACAGGTTCGGGTGCCTGGGGTTCAGGCACCTTGAACTTGATGCGCGGTGTTCGGCGCGGGTCGGCGTTTGCCCGGCGGTTGAGCACCAGCAGCGGCCAGAACAGGTCGCTGCGCAGCGTCATGGCTAACTGACGGCTGTCTGACGAAAGAAGATCGTGACGCACTTCGTTGTGGATCACGCCCAGAGCATTAGTGGAGGTCTTGCCGTCGGCCTGCGTGGTCAGCGTACCGCCCAGAATGGCCTTGGACATAGACTTTTCCGCCCACTCAGCCAACGCCATAAACGGCTCATGCGAGCTGTTAGAGGCTTGATGCAGCGTGATTTCCATCTCCTTGGGAATGATGCCGCCGGCATAGCGCCCCAGCTCGGTGACGGCGCGCATCAGCTCGTTTTTCTCTTTCTTGCCGATGCCCTCCGGGTATTTACCGATACGCAGCGGGATACCGTAGATCTCCAGCAGCTCCGCCAGGCTCTGAGTGCCGAAGTTGCGGCACACATACGGCCATGACAGGGTGCGTAGCAGCCCCGCACGCGCAACATAGCCGCTGCGCGACTTGTGGCGGTGCTGTATCCAGCCGAACGGCTGCAGCGGCGCGCCCATGCCGTCATCGGTTCGCAGCAGCAGCTGATCCTGATTGTCCCGCGCCAGTTCGAACCAGGACGCCGGCCGGTGGTTAAACGCCTTCGGGAACCACTCGCGGCCGAGCTGTTGCCATTCAATCTCGATGTTGCTGAACCCCTGGCCGATGGCGT